AAACGACTTGTCGGCAGAAGGTAAAAAAAAATTGAAAAGTGTCCGGAGTATGTACCGGACAAGAAAGGTTGAGTAGAGCGTGAAAGATAAAATAGCGAAGAAACGCAAGAAAATGCGGCAGAGATTGAAACAGGTAGAACGATGCAAGGAAGAATCAGCATTGGTTGAAAATTTCAAAAAAGTAGCTGAAAAGCATGGTGTCAAGAAATTTAATACTAAAAAGGCACTGCAAGCCTATAAAGTTGTCGAAGTTGAGGCAACCAAAGAGGCGATTGTTAATTCTGTTGTGTTCGTTGTGTGGTATTTACATACAAAGTACGGTTGGAATCAAAAACGATTGGTGCGGTACATAACATATGCGCATAATTATTTACAACACATCGGCAACGAAACACGAACAGTAATACAACTTACTGATGAAATTAAGTCTGAATGTGATTTTGATTATCAGTCATTAATGGCAGATTTTAAACCGTTGACCTTGAAAACAGATACCGTTGACGAAGATGGTATGAAGATGATTATATACAAAATGCAGACGATACTTCCTGTGGTGCTATATCCGTTATATATGCAATTCGGTTGGCGTAAAAAACGTATGGCGGACATCGGACAAACTGCAAAATTTGTATTAATGGATATGATGAACGGCAGAATAAAAACAATTAAAGATACAATACGCAATGATTGTAAAATGGTATTTTATTCAGACGGACGTATTGAATATTTAGACAGGGGGAATTAATTTGACAAAGGAAGAGCTAAAACAGTATCGCAGTATTGTAGCGGAATTAAACGAGGTAAACGACAGGATAAACAGTAATACAGTACACGGTACTGTCACAGGCTCTGACGCTGAATTTCCGTACGTCAAGCACTGTATTTCTGTATCGGGTGTTGAGCCAACGCATATATCGGATATTGTGTTACGTCAGCGATTGGAACGACAGAAAAATAAAATTGAATTGTTTGTTGCCGGTATATTGGACAGTGAAACACGCCGTATATTCCGATACAGGTACATAGATGGCACCGTAATGCCGTCGTGGCAGTGGATTGCGTTCAAGATAGGAGTATCGGGTGACGGTAGCACAGAACGAAAAAAACATGATAGATATTTAAAAGTTTCCCGAAATTCCTGAAAAAGTGTGATACAATTTATAATGCGAAAAGAATGAGCAGACAAAAAATAATGCAAAACCTATATACGGTGCAATATTTTGTGTTCTATATCTTACAACTCATTTTTCGCAAAAAAAGGTAAGTGTATCATCGTGAGATGATGGGTGAATATCTCGTGTAACTGATTGGTGGGAATGGAGATATTAGATTAAACAGATTGTGTGTTAATCATGCAGTCTGTTTTTTGTTTGGAGGAAATATGGATTTAAACGTTATTAAAAATAAAGCCGAGAATGTTTACGGCGGAGAAAATACAACTGAATATAAAGAATTTGAAGATAAATTTAAACCGAAGAAAACGACTGATGATTGTTATACACCCGATAATATTTACGAAACGGTTGCGGATTATGTTGCAACACGATTTAAAGTGGATCGTAACAAGTTTGTACGTCCTTTTTATCCGGGTGGAGATTACGAAAAGTATAATTATATGTCTGATAGTATTGTTGTGGATAATCCGCCATTTTCAATATTGGCACAGATAGTGAAATGGTATCAATCGCAAGGGATAAAATTTTTCTTGTTTGCACCGGGTTTAACTATTATTGGATTAACACGACACGCAAATATAATCTGCGTAGGGTATACCATGACATATGAAAACGGCGCAAAAGTTAATACATCGTTTGTAACAAATATGACAGATAATCTGATTGAAAGTAGTAGCAAATTATATAAGCGTTTAGAAAATGCAGATAAAGAAAATTTGCGAAAAATAAAAAAACAATTACCTAAGTATACTTATCCTGATAACATATTGACAGCATGCAGAATGAATACACTTTCGCGATATGGTGTTGATTTTGCGATAAAGCGAGAAAATGGATATTTTATGCGTGATTTAGATAGTCAGCGAAAATTCAAAAAAAGCATTTTCGGTAGCGGTTATTTAATATCGGGCAAAAAAGCTGCAGAACTTAAAGCTGCAGAACTTAAAGCTGCAGAACTTAAAGCTGCAGAACATGTTTGGGAGCTGTCGGAACGAGAGAAAGAAATCATAAAGACTTTGAAATGAAAAATAAAAAAAGAAGTGGAAAGGTGAAAACAATGTTCGAAAGAATAAAGGCATATTGGCAAAAACGAAGATACGAACGAGAACGCAAGAAGTTCATACGCAAATGGAACGAGGATAATAAAAATTGGTGCGAGTGTCGACATAAACGCAAAGCGTTTAAACGTGCAATGATAAAAAACGGTTATACGATGTAATCAAACAGAAAATGTGAAAGTGAGGTGATAAGAGTGACTGAAAAGCAAAAGTTGTTTTGTGAGGAATATTTGATTAGTTTGAACGCAACGCAAGCGGCGTTAAGAGCGGGATATTCGGAAAAGACGGCGTATTCGATTGGAAATGAGAACTTGAAGAAACCTGAAATTCAGGAATATATTCAAAAACGGCTGAAAGAGAAAGAGGACGCTCTTATTGCCAAGCAGGACGAGGTCTTAAAAACGCTTACGGCTGTTATGCGACGTGAGAAACCCGAAACGGTTGTTGTGACGTGCAAAGTACGTAAGTCGTATTACGATGACAAAGGCAAAAAGGTTATCGACGAAGCAGAGCAACCGATATGTGTTGAAATACCGACAAAGGTGTCGGACGTAAACAAAGCGGCGGAAATGTTGGGTAAATACTACGCATTGTTCACAGAAAAGCTGAATGTTGACGGTGATATGGACTACAGCATTAAAATTGATTACGGCGGTGAGGACGAATGAACAAAATAACAGTACCGTTCAATCCGATATTCAAGCCTGTACATCAATGCAAGAAACGTTACGTTGTAATGAAAGGCAGTGCCGGAAGTGGCAAGAGCGTTGATACCGCACAGCTTTACATATTGCGTTTAATGCGTGACAAAGGGCGTAATTTGGTATGTGTGAGAAAGTCCGATATAACAAACCGTGACAGTACGTTTGCCGAGTTGGAAAGTGCCATAAACCGTATGGGCGTTGGCAGAGCGTGGAGAGTTACACAAAGTCCGTTGTCGTTCACCTGTATAAACGGCAACAAGATTATATTTCGTGGTGTCAACGACAACAAGCAACGTGAAAAACTGAAATCAATCACATTTGCGAACGGAAAATTAACGGACGTATGGATTGAAGAGGCTACGGAGCTTGTGCAACAGGATTTTGAAATTATAGATGACCGTTTGAGAGGTGAACTCCCCGACGGTCTTTTTTATCAGATAAAGCTGACATTCAATCCCGTGTCATCAAGTCACTGGATAAAGAAAGTGTTTTTTGATATACAGGACGACAATGTTCTGACACATCAAAGCACATATTTAACAAACCGATTTTGTGACGAGGCATACAGACAACGTATGCTACGTCGTAAAGAAGTTGACCCTGAGGGCTACAGGATTTACGGCTTGGGCGAATGGGGCGAAACAGGCGGATTGATATTCTCGAACTATCGCATTGAAGAATTTGATACAGATATGAGCCGTTTTGACGCTATGGCAATAGGACAGGACTTCGGCTTTAATCACGCAAACGCTATATTGACGTTAGGTTATAAGGACGGTGATATTTACGTTTGTAATGAACTGTATGTACACGAAATGGATACGACCGAAATTATCACTAAGGCTGACGGGAAGTTCAGCAAAAGTCTTGCAATGTGGTGCGACAGTGCAGAGCCGGACCGTATAAAAATGTGGCGAAAGGCAGGCTATCGAGCAAGGGCAGTTGTTAAAAATCCGAACAGCATACAATCGCAGATTGACTGGTTAAAAGGCAGAAAGATACATATTCATCCGTCTTGCGTGAATGTAATCAAAGAGATACAGCAATGGCGTTGGCGAGTTGATGAAAAGTCGGGCGAATATACTGACGAACCTGTCAATGTATTTGATGACGCAATGGCGGCACTGAGATACGGCGTTGAGAGTTGGCGCAAGGATAAGAAAGCTAAAATCTATTCAAGAGAGGAGTACGGAATATGATAATTGATGAAGATATAGTCGCAGGCGGTGTGACACCGTTTATCATAACAAAATTGATTGAACGGCACGAGCGAGAGCGACAGAGATACCGATTGTTACACGATTACTATATGGGCGATCACCGCATTTTAAGCCGCAGAAAAAGGGGCAAAAACGTGGCAAACAACCGCATAATGTGTAATCACGCAAAGTACATAACGGATATGACACAGAGTTATCTTGTCGGCAATCCTGTAACATATGCGGTGTCGGACGAATACGATATTGAGGCAATCAAAAACGAATATTTGGAACAGGATATGCCGAGTGTTGACAGTGAAATTGTAAAGAATATGAGCATTTACGGCAAAGCATATGAACTGATTTATGCAGACGAAAAAAGCAAGCCGAGAAGTGTCCGATTGGATCCGGAGCATACATTTGTATGTTACTCACAGTCGGCATTTGAAAAGCCGTTGTTTGCGGTGTATTACTACAAGAAATACGACCTTGACGGCTACTGCACAGGCAGTATTTGTCGTGTGTATGACGAATCGTTTATATATACATACACAGGTCTTGACAGCTATACGGCATTGTCATTGCAAAATGTTGAACCACATTACTTTTTTGATGTACCTATTATCGAATACAGAAATAATACGGAAATGCAGGGCGATTTTGAACAGTTGATAACACAGATTGACGCATACAATGTGTTGATGTCAGACCGAATAAACGACAAGGAACAATTCGTTAATTCGCTGTTGTTTTTGTGCAACTGCGACCTTGACACCGAACAGGCGAAAAAACTATTGGTAGAACGTATCTTAATGGGTGACGGTGACGCAAAAGCGGAGTATCTGTCAAAGGTGCTGAACGAGGCTGATACAAAGGTGTTGCGTGACGACATCAAGGACGATATACACCGTTTGTCACACGTTCCCGACCTGTCGGACGAAAGTTTCGGCAACAACTTGTCGGGTGTAGCGATAAAGTACAAGCTGTTGGGATTTGAACAGCACGTCAAGAACAAAGAACGTAATTTTGCTAAGACATTAAGAAAACGTTTAGAGATTTACAACAATTTCTTAGTGACATTAAACGCAATGAAAGAAGTGCCGTCGCACAGAGTTGATATAGGATTTACATATAACTTGCCTGCAAACGAACTTGAAATAGCGCAGATGATTAATTACCTCAAAGGTCTTGCGTCTGACGAAACATTATTAGAACGTTTGCCATTCATCACAGACGCAAAGGAAGAAGTTGAAATCGCACGCAGAGAGCAAGCGGAAAAGTCCGCCGAGGATATACGTATCGCTGAAAGTTCGGCAAGGAAAGTAAACTACAATGAAGAGTAAGGCATATTGGGTAAAACGTGCCGTTGAAGTTGAAACATATTTACAATCGCAAGCGGACAGCGTTAAGGACGGTGTAATTAAGGCATATGAGCGAGCAATCAAGAATGTAAACAATGACATTGAGAAAACGTTTAAAGCCTATATTTCAACCGATATACCCGAAAAAGAGGCACGTCGATTAATGAGCATAGCTGACAGCGACAAGCAGTACGAAGAACTGCTTGAACTGTACGACGAAACAGACGACAAGACGGTCAAAAAAGAAATTCTAAACCGCATAAATGCACAGGCATACGGTGCGAGAATTAGCCGATTAGAGGGACTGAAACGTAATGTATATATTTACTTTAGGCACGTTGCAAACGAGGCTATAAAGGAGCAAAAGAAACTGTATGACAGTGCGGTAAAGACGGCGTATTATACGAATATTTTTGATACCGCACAAGGTTTAAACTGCGGTATTGATTTTTCACTTGTACCGCAAAAGGCGGTTAATATGGTGTTAAGAGAGCCGTGGCACGGTCACAACTACAGCGATAGAGTGTGGATACATAACGACAGATTTATACAGGCAGTCGGACAGACGATTGAGGACGGTATAATCAGCGGTCACAGCGTAAGCCGTATGACCGACAAGCTGATTGATTACGTCAAAGATACTGCACCGGGTGGAATACGAACATCAGCCGAAACGCTTGTGAGGAGTGAAACGGCTCATTTTATGAACCAAGGTCAGAGAATGGCATATGAGGAAATCGGTATAAAACAGTATCGTTTTGTTGCGGCACTGTCTGAATTGACGTGTGACAGGTGCGGAAGTCTTGACGGTAGCGTGTTTGATACCGACAAAGCCGTTGAGGGCGAAAACTTCCCACCGATACACCCACGTTGTCGGTGTGTTACGATTATGGCAGACGTGAATTTAACAAGTCGTATCGCTCGTGAACCGCTCACTGGCGAAAATTACAAGGTTGACGGCAGTATGACGTTTGATGAATGGAAAAACGGTTTGTCGGACGAACAGAAAAATGCGTTAGAACTTCACGTCAAGCAAATGCGAAACAGGTCAGCGGACAAAGTGCAGTATGAAAAATACAGTCAAATTTTCGGCAAGGAATTTCCGAAAACTCTTGATGATTTTGTGGATATGAAGTATAATGATAGTGACAGATGGGAGCAGTTTAAGTCCGAAAAGCAAGAATGTCTAAACCAAATGGACTTTAAAGATATGAATGGTCTTATCGGAAAATTAGGCAATAAAGAGGCTCGTTTATGGTATAAGGCTCACGATGAAAATATCCCGAATTTGATTGATAAAACACAAACATTAGAGCAACAAGCAAGGCAAGCCTGCACATTGCGTAATACAAACAGAACTAATACAAGAGATTTGATGAAAGACCAAAAATTAAGAAAAGAACTTGATATGAAGTATCCTAATTTACCTTATGAGTTTTATTATAAAAAATATAAAACGGACAAAGAAACAGGAAAAATATATTCTGATGACGAAGTAAACAAAAAGATAATAGAAAAATCTACCACAACAAATAAAAAAGCAGATGAGAAAGCGGGTGTTGACAGATGAAAACATATATTATAAATATAGAATATGGAGTGCAGATAAGAATAGATTGCACAGATAAAGATATGAAAATTTATGATAAATTGGTTTCGTTTTTAGATAACCGTAAAGACGTAAAATGTGTAAAAAAATCTACAACTTTTGAAACGCCTATATCAGATTATGAGTATAAAAATATTCCGTTTTCGGTTTTGTTTGATGAAATGGTTGATGAAACATTTATTTTTGTAGGAAAAGAATATGACTACAAATTAATAGAGCAGTTATTACAAAAGTTAATATAGTCGAATAAAAGCACGTTGTTAGACGTGCTTTTTTGATACATTGAAAGGCGGTGATAGTGTGAGAATAGGCACAACATACACATAGAAGAAAGGAATGGTGATCCGATTATCTCCCTGTAAGACGTGGGGTTATACGTCTTATTTTTATACAATTTTTTCAGAAAGGAATGATTTGAATGGCAGATACAGCAGAGCAAACAGAAAATCAAGAGCAAGAGAAGTCCACAGAGCAGAAGTCCACAGAGCAGAAGTCAACCGAACAAAAAGACGGCGACAATCAAAAGGCGATTGATGACGCAGTAGCGGCGGCAAAAGAGAAGTGGGAAAAGGAAGTTGAAGAAAAATTAAAAAAAGCCGAAGAAGAGGGCATGAGAAAAGCCAAGTTGACAAACGAACAAAGAAAAAAAGAGGACGACGACAAGGAAAGGGCAGAATTTGAAAAAGCAAAGGCAGAGTTTGAACGTGAAAAAATCGTTGCATATGCCGAAACGGAACTTGCCAAAGTCGGATTGTCCGCCGAGATTGCAAAGTACATTGTAGCAGAGGACAAGGATAGCACAAAGGCGGTTATTGACAAGATAAAAGAAAGCTATGACAAAGATGTACAAGCAGGTGTTACCGAGCGTTTAAAGGGTAAAACACCGAATTTAAACGGTGGCAGTGGCGGTCACAACACAGGCAGTTTTATGGACATAATCAGAGAAAATCAAAGATAGGAGTGAAATAAATGGGTTATTTAAAAAATGAATTGACAGGCTTTGTACCTGTCGAACAAGCAACAGACATCATCAAAATGGTGACAAGGGGTTCAAGTGTTTTAAGAATGGCGAAAGTCGAGGAAATGAAACACGAGAAAAAGAAGTTTAACGTACTTACAGACGGTCCGGGTGCTTACTGGGTCGGTGAGGGTGAGAGAATTAGGACAAGCGGTGCTACTTGGATTCACCCTGAAATCGAGGCGAAGAAGTTAGCCGTTATTATTCCGGTAACAAAAGAGAAGTTGGAAGATACAACTATCAGCGTATTTGAGGAACTAAAGCCGGAAATCGCAGAGGCATTCTACAGAGCGATTGACGCGGCGTGCATTTTCGGTACAAATTCGCCGTTCAAGACAAACATTATGAACGCTATAGACAGCAAGCATATGGTTGTTATAGACAACACAAATATTGATATTGCTATATCTGACGCAATGTCAATAATTGAAGAAAACGGCTATGACCCGTCGGGATTTATCGGTCGTATCGGTGTTAAGAATATGCTTAGAAAATTGCGTGACGCAAACGGCGCACCCGCATATGTCAACGGTACAACAGGCGGTGAGTTGTACGGTCAGCCTATCGAATTTGTGCGCAACGGTGCGTGGGACAACAAACGTGCCGATATTATCACAGGTAACTTCAAGTATGCCATTGTCGGTATGCGTGCAGGTATCAACTATGAAATTCTTACAGAAGCAACACTACAAGGCACTCTTGACAGTGACGGTAAACCGCTATCACTTGCGGAGCAAGATATGGTTGCAATCAAGGCTACTATGCGTTTAGGTTTCCTTGTGGTTAAGGACGACGCATTTGCCGCATTTAAGAACGGTGTTCCGACACTCGGCGAATTGACAGTTGAATCGGTTGCAGGCACAACAGGCAACACTGTTATTACGGTATCGCCAAAGCCTATCGGCGGTCACAAGTTGGTTTATAAGACTGCCGCAAGCACCGCTCCAAGCGTTGCATATGACGACGATTTGTCGAAGTGGACAGAGTTTAACAACGGTGACGAAATCACTGCGACAAACGGTCACAAGATTACAGTTGCGGAAGTTACCGCAGACGGCAAAGCGAGAAAGTCGGGCAGTGCCGACGTTGTAAGCGGTGAATAATATGGAACAGTTGGGGACACTAAAAATGTTGTTGGGAATTAAGGACGACGAGCAAGACAGCTTGTTGTCCTTTTTGATTGAGGACACAGTTAATATGATTATGGCGTATTGTCATATAGATATTCTACCCCGCCAACTCGAAAGCCTTGTTCCGAAGATTTCGGCGGATATGTACAGGGCGAAAGGTTACGGGGACAGTAAAAGTCCCGAAGTAGTCAAGAGCATAAGTGAGGGCGAACGCTCCGTTACATACACCGAAACCGACAACGACAAGATTTTCAGCAACTATTATAAACGCCTTGACCCGTTCCGAAAACGAAAGGGGCGTGTTCCGAGTGACATCGGTATTCAGTGATTTTTACGATAAAACTGTTATAATCGCAGAATATGAAATTGACGACTATACAGGTAAAACCGAAAAGACTGTATTATCCGAAATCAAAGCCGATGTACAACCGTACAGCGGTGGCAGAGCAAGAGAGCAATATGGTTTAGATATAGAATGTCAAATGCGTATGTTCTGCGATATGTCAGACGACGTAAAGGTCGGTAACAGGGTTGAATATGACGGCGACATATATGATATAACATATGTGCAGAAATGGGACAGCGGTTTGGTAGCAATGCTTGAGAGGAGTAGGCTGAAATGAATTTTTCAATCGAGGGGATAGACGACGTTGTTGACAAGCTGACACAGTATGCGTCGGGCGATAAAATACAGCGAGGTTTGGCAATGGCGGGTGAAGTCGTAAGAGCGCACGCAGTGGCAAACTGTCCTGTTGCAACAGGGCGATTAAAAGGCAGTATCGTAAGCCAAGTGGACGGTGACAGCGTTGCAATCGGTCCGACTGCCGATTACGGTATTTATGTCGAATTTGGCACAGGCTCAAAGGGCGACAAATCTGTTTCGCATACGTCAAAAAGACACTGGACGTATTACAGTGGCGGTCGGTTTTTTACAACGTCGGGTCAAGCACCAAAGCCGTTCCTCGTACCTGCACTGAAAAATAACATCAGCGAGATAATCGCTAAGTTTAAGGAGGTGTATAACTCGTGAAACGAGTTATAGCGAGCAAATACGAAGTATTTGTGTTAGCGTAGGAAGGGTGATACGGTGTTTGATATTGGTTTGGAATTGCGGGACATTTTAAAGCAGATAGACGGTGTAAGTGTATGCTTTGCATATCCCGATAATTTTAATAAATTGCCCGCAATAGCATATTACACGCTAACGGACAAAGGCTCAATGTCATATGACAATACGGTCGTTACGAATGATACGACTGTTCAGATTGATATTTACGCCGATTATCCGCAAACGTGTTTTGAATTGTCGGAGAGGGTATATAAATTGTTGACTGATAATGAATATTATCACGAAATGACAATGGACGTACCAAATCCCGATGATAAAAGCATAAAACATAGGACAATGAGATTTACGAAAGTAGTAGAAAGGAATGATTGATTTATGGCAAATACAGAGAAAAGAAAACCACTACCTACAATAGGTGTGGACAAGTACACATTTTTCGCAGTTAAAACAGACACATCAGAGGGCGCAACATATGGTGACCCGTATAATTTAAGAGGTACTGTCGAAATTGCACCGACAGACGCAGGCGGCAGTGATGTTTTTGATGCCGATAACGGTGCGTATGAAACATCAAACTACATTGAAAAATTAGGTCACGACATCACAAATGCCGATATTCCACCGGAAGTTGATTCAATGTGGCGTGGACTGACACAAAAAGACGGCGTTGTTGAGGTGGGCAACGATACAAAAACCGTTTATTTCGGTGTTGCGTGGAGAATTATGAAATCCGACGGCTCATACCGTTATGTGAGATATTACAAGGGTTCATACAGCTTTGCGTCAAACGTCGGAGGTAAAACAAAAGCGTCAAGCGGTGCGCCTGAAAAGCAAACTGCAAAGGCTACATACACAGCCGTACAACGTGATTTTGACAACAACTATTACGCATATTTTGACGAAAGCGATTTGCCGGAGGGCGTTACAAAGACAGAACTTGAAGAAAACTGGTTTAAGGATATGAACTACTATCCTGTAAAGAAAGCACTGTAAAATAAACGTAATTTGACATTATATGAGGTATAGTGTAGAATAAAAATAGGCTGAAAAGCCTTGATATATGGAGAGCGGTGGCGGCTCTGTTTCGGAAAGGAAATATTATGAGTGAAACCACAATACAACTTGTATTGATTTTGCTTATTGTATGGATATTAAAGAAATAACCGCCCTAACGCAATAGGACGGTTATTTGGGTAGAAAATATTTTCTACACTAAATATAAACTAATGTATTAGAAACGGCTGTTTACCGTTCCTCTTATATCTAAATTATAACACAATAAAAAATGTATGTCAAGCACGCATATAGCGTGCTTTTTGTATGCAATGAATTAGGAGGAATATTATGCAACACACATTAACATTTAAACACGATAATAAAAAATACGTTTCAAAGCCGTTCGACTTTGAGGCAATGTGTATTATTAATGACGCACATAACGATGAAAATAAAAACGGACCGTTAAATATCTGCCGAGAGGCGGTGGACTATATGTTCGAGGGAACGGACGCAACGCAGGATATTATTGATGCCATTGATGTAGGCACACATTCAAGACTATGTATGGAATTATGGAAATTCTATATAGACGCGTTGACAACAAAAAACGAGTAAAGGGCAGTAATTCCTCAAAAAGCCAACCACTGCGTACTTTGTACGCAGATTGGTTTAGGCAAAGAGGGTTATTGCCGAATGTAATATCAAAGCAAAATCCGTTTGTTTTGTTTAAAATGATAGACGATTTGGAAGATGATACGGAAGAGGTCTATACAGGAAACGACCCGTATTTAAAAATGTTTTATGGAATGTAGTGAGGTGATTTGTAGTGGCTGACGCGGCGGAATTAATAGTAAGAATAAGGGGCGACGCGTCCGACTTAGAGGCGACAATAAGCAGTGTTGAAAGTGAATTGTCAAAATTAGAGCAGACGCAAAGCAAAAATAATAATACAAGTACAAAAGGTCTTACGGCATATAAAAAGCAAATGCAAGACGCACAAACCACCTTGCAAACAAGCCGTACGGCATTGACGAATACAAAAAAAGCGTATGAGGATAACGTCAAGTCTGTAAATAAAAATGTTACGGCACTGAAAGCGCAAAAAACGGAATTAGACAAACAAATTTCTTTGCGTTCAAATGAAAAACGGTTGCTGACAGAGGCGAACAAAGGTCTTGACAAAAACAGTGTTGCATACAAAGATAACCAAAAGGCATTGAATTGGGTAAATACCGAGATTGAGGCATACACAAAGCAAAGTCAAAGTATATCCGATTCTATTCGTACGCAAGAGGCGGCATTGTCGGGAAGTAAAAAGGCATATACCGACGCACAAGCAACCGTCAAAAAAGCAACGGAGCAATACGAGGAATACGAGAAAGGCTTAAAAGCCGCTGAACGTGCAGATGAGGCGCAGAACCTACAGAATACAGGTAAGCGGTGGAAAGAAGTCGGTGAGGGTATAGATACTGTAACTAAGCCGTTACAGTATGCGGCGACTGCACTTGCCGCGGGAGGTGTTGCAAGTGCAAAGTTTGCGATAGATTTTGAGGATAATTTTGCAAATGTAAAGAAAACCGTTGACGGTACACCTGAACAGCTTGAAAAGATTAGGCAAGAGATTATAGATATGACGACTGTCGGAATAAACGGACATTCTGCCATTCCTGAAACAACGGCAGAATTAACCGAACTTGCGGCGGCAGGCGGTCAGTTGGGTATTAAGACTGAAAACATATCTAAATTTACTGAAACAATGGCAATGCTCGGCACTGCTACAAACCTGTACGGCGAAGAGGGTGCGGCAACACTCGCAAAGTTCGCAAACGTTACAAAAATGGACCAAGAAAATTTTGACCGTTTGGGAAGTTCAATAGTTGATTTGGGTAACAATTTCGCGACAACAGAATCGGATATAGCTAATATGTCTATGCGTTTAGCGGGTGCAGGTACACAAATCGGGCTAAGTCAAGCTGATATATTAGGTATAGCAACCGCGTTGTCAAGCGTTGGTATAGAAGCTGAAATGGGCGGTAGTGCGTTCAGTAAGGCTATGATTGCTATGCAAATGGCAACTACAAACGGTTACACACAGGTTAATGACGTTATGAACAAAACAGGAATGTCATTAAGAGATTTGCAACTGCTATCCGCAAACAACAGCAAGGACTTCAAGTCATTGGCTGATGGTTTAGGCTACACAAGCACCGAACTAAATTCAATGATTTCGTCGGGTGTACAATTAGAGAATTTCGCTAAAATCACAGGTAAGACAACAGAAGAATTTAAGAATTTGTTCGATTCATCTCCTGCCGAGGCGATAGACGCATTCATCAAAGGTCTACAAAATGCCGACGGTGCAGGTGAAAACGCAATCAGTATGTTGCAGGATATGGGATTTACCGAAGTGCGTTTGCGTGATTCGTTACTACGTTTGGCAAACAGCGAGGCAGGTATCACCGAGGCGGTAACACGTTCAAATACAGCATGGAACGAAAACATTGCATTGCAGAACGAGTTTGACGCAAAGGCTGAAACAACTGCGTCACAGTTGTCAGTTACCAAAAACAATATTGTTGAAGCGGCAAGAAGTATCGGCGAAACAATGTTGCCGTCAATAAAAGACGCAAGCACCACAGTAGCCGATTTTGCAAAAGGATTGTCGCAAATGTCAGACGAACAAAAACGTGCTGTTGTTAATACGGGTGCTACGGTCATTGCTTTAGGTGCATTGTCAAAAGTCGGTGTCGGAGTGATTAAGGGTGCAGGCGATTTTGTTGAGGGATTAGGAGTAATCAGCGATAAATTGCCTATTATAGCAGACGCAACGTCAGCGATAAAAGTATCGACTGCGGGGTTAGGCAGTTCATTTTCTGCATTAGCGCCGATATTCGGTGCAGTATTAGCGCCTGCGGCGGTTGTTGCAGGGTATAAGGTTGTTGCCGACCACGTTACAGAGGCTATTGAAAACAACGCAAAATTGGGTCAAAGCTACAAGGAATTATATTCTCAGTGGCAAGACGCAGACAACCAAGTTTCGCATTTGGAAAATCTGCGAAGTGAATACGAAAAACTAAACGAATCAATCAACAGCGGTACATTAAATCCCGAAGAACTCGAAAGCGCTAAAAACCGCATAAACGACATTATGCAGGAAATCAAGGCGACTACAAATGATGATACCATAAAATTAATGATTGATACGGGCGAATTTGACACCGCACTTGCAATGGCGGTTTCAAACGCCAAAGACAGTGCGAACGAAATTAAAGACGCATTGGATTTAACATCAGGCAAAAAGGCACAAAAGGCAGTATCAGAGGGATACAACGCACTTCAAAAAGGTAGTTCCTACGGTATGGACTACAAAAATCAAAAAGAAGAAATGCGTGGGTGGTTGCAACAAGCAACTGATGTTAAAGAAAAATACCAACAACTGCAAGAAGAAATGACTGCGGCGTATGCAAGCGGTGACAAAGAAAGACGCCAAAAAGCCATACAAGCGAGAGATGCGTTTGTAAATGAAATGACCGACAGTGAATTTTCAAAGGCATATGAAAAAATGCAAGGTCAGAAGTTTTCATTCGGAGAAATGAAAGACGTTCAAAAGCAGGTTGACAATATAAAAGCTGCATATAACGAAATCAGTACAAGCATTGAAAAGATGGACGAACGTGCAAATAACGGTCGTGAATCACTACAAGCTGTAGCGGAAGTGGTTACATCGGAATCTATGAACTTAAACGGTTTCAAGAATATGCAAGAAGTCTTTGAAAGTGGCGGTATTGCAGTTGATAATGTATGTAAACAAATCAAATCAACTATGACCGATTTGGGGTTTGAAAATCAAGACATTGCCGCACAAATAGCGCTGTTTAAAAACGGTTTTCAAGACCTACAAGGTGCAATTAATAATAACGCATTAGACGCTGTTGTAAATGATTTTGTCAAACAAGGTAAAGAAATCGGACTAACGTCAGAGGAAATAGTCACGAAAGCCGCATTAATGAAAAACGGTTTTTCTGATATTCAACAGGCTGTAGCGTCGGGTGATGTAAGTGGTTTAGTGAAAGACCTATCAAGTTTAGGTGGCGATTTGGGACTAAGCACAGAGCAAGTTGACGCATTGGCGCACAGTTTGGGATTATTGCCTGAGGATAAACATATTGAAATTGACGCAAGCGGTGATGTGTCTGCAATCGAGAACGCAAAAAATGCTGTCGAGGAAATAAATAACGCAGGCAATGTACAATTACAAGTCAGTGCCGAGGGCGATATTTCTGTATTAGATACGGCTGATTCAAAGCTACAGGAATTAATCAACAACAACCAAGTTACCATAACATTTAATGTAGATACAGGCGGTTTTGATATTAACGATTTGAATGGTAATAAGTTGGGTGAAATCACTGCAACGGGTAAAGTTATATGGACTAACGACAGCACAGAACCCGACAACTATACGGCACCACCCAAAGAGGGCAATGTTACATTTAAGAAGAATAGTGCAGAACCTGACGGCTATCAACCCGAAGACAAATTTGCGACAGTCCATTATACTGTTTCTGTTGAGGGTTCGTCTATAGAGGGACTAAGCGATAAAAGTGCTCCTGCGGCACGTTTTGGCAGTACGGGAACGTTCGTCAAAAAGAAAGTCGCAAAAGGTACGCAGAACTTCGAGGGCGGTTTGGCAATGGTTAATGATGAAAAGGGTATATCTGACCCACGAGAATTAATCGTTGACAAAGGACGTGCATTTATACCACAGGGCAAGGACGTGTTGTTGCCATTGTCAAAGGGTGCAAAGGTGTACACAGCGTCACAAACCAAGGCGATAATGTCGGGTATGGGTATACCGCATTACGCAACAGGAAAAGACAATTCGGACGCGTTTACATCAGCCAAGGACGATTGGACGCACTACACAAAAACACACGCAGTAACAACCGCACAAGAACTTGAAAAGTGGCTTGAATTTCAAGAGAAATTCAAATCGAACGACAAGGATATTGCCGACATAGAGGAACAAATATTCAGTCTGACACAGAAACGCACGCAGGAGTTAAACAACCTGTCAAAGTCGTACATTGAAGAACGCGCGGCACTGAATGACTGGGACGACAACGGCGACAATCCTATTGACGCATTTACCCGTATTCGTGACCGCAATATGGCGGAAGTCGAGGCAGGGCGTATGACGTGGGAGGACTATACGACAGAAATGTCAAGTATAGGTTCAACGTTATACGACAATATGACCGAATACAGTCGTGATTGGTTGGAATACCAAGAAAAATACAACGGTATGAGTGCCGCCGATTATATAGCAGGTATCGGCAGAATACAGACGTACACCGAACAAATGTACGCACAGGGTATAATCAGCCACAAAGAATATGTAGAGGCAAAAAACAAGCTGAATGATGAGTATTTGGACAAGCGTAAAGAACAAATTGAGAAAGAGTACGACATATCAAAAAACTACATCAGTGAACATACATATTTTAACGACTGGCAAGATAACGGCGACAGTCCGCTTGACGCATACAACCGCGTTATGGACAGGCACCGTGAGGAATTGGCGAACGGCGAGTTGACACAGGACGAGTTCGACAAGTATCAAAGTGAATTAGGTTCGGATATGTATTCGGAGCGTGTGGAGCAGTCCAAGAACTGGTTGGAAGAACAACGCAAGTATTACGGTATGACCGATGAAGAATATATCACAGGTTTAAAACGTATTCAGCAGTATACACAGGAATACTATGATTTGGGGTTAATCAGCCGCAAAGAATACAACGAAAATATGACTGAACTAAATCACGATATGTTCGACCAAGCGGGCGAATCGTTTGACGATATGCTACAGCAACAGCAGGACTACATCAACAAACTGCGTGATGAATTTTCTGCACAGGAACAGGCCCTACAGGACAGTTGGACGGTAGAGGACCGCAAGGCTGATATGTCCGAAACACAGGCGCAGTTGGATATTTACGCAAATGCAGTAACAGACAGAGGACAGCAGAAGTACAAAGAACTGCAAGAGCAGATGAAACAACTGCAACGTGATGAGGAGCTGTATCAACTGCAAGTCAAAAACAATGCCACTATTGAAAAACTGGAGGCGGAGTATGACGCGTTGGAAAACAGCAAGGCTGATTTCATCAAGTCCATTGCAACCAACATTGACAGTATAGACGTGACGGGTATTGTGGCGGATATAACACAGGAAGTCAGCGGCGGTAATGATAAGATAACCAAGACTTTGGGCGAGATTATAGAGGCTATTAAGGGCATTAAGATTGAACAGCAGAACTATAACAACAACAGTAAAATCACAATCAATACGACTGACAGCGCTGTTTTGGGTAGCTATGTATAATGTGCGGAGGTAGAAAATGCGAAACGGATTTTATTTTAAAAACAAACATTCAAACGATTTCGGAGTGACTGTACAAACGCAGTCACGTCCGATTAAACCGGAAATGAAAATACAGACATATGACAGCCCGTATATAGACGGTGAATATGATTTTTCAACGGCAAATGCGTACAACCGTGAATTTTATAAAAACCGTGTATTTAAAATGAATTTGCAAATATCGGCGGCGGATATGTCGGAGCTGAACAGCAAAATCACAAAAATCACAACGTGGTTAATGGGACGTGGCGAGTTGATATTTGACGACACACCGAATGTCAAATGGAACGCAACAGTTATTGAAACGATTGACTACAAACCCGAAAACTACGGTCACAAAGCGGTCATTTCGGTGTCGTTCAAAGTGCAGACGTGGGCGGCGTTGGTATTTGATATTTTTGACGGTCCGATATTGGATAGCCAAAACATCAAATTAGATGATGAAATACCAATCGGACCGAATGAATATTACACGATTACAACGGCAGGCGACAGTACAATACATAACACAGGCGACCGCCCTGTCAGACCTGTTTTGCGTGTTACAAACGTCACAAAACCTACAACGATAACCTGTAACGGTATCAGTATTACGGTGTCGGAAAACTGCGTTATTGACTGCGACAAACAGTCGGTAACAGACGTAAACGGCAACAGTATTATGAAAAAAATCAAAGGTAGTTTTTTTGAACTGGAAACAGGGGCGAATACAATAAATTTATCTACGACGGCGACGGTTGAATTTTCATTTTATCCACAGTATGTGTGGAATACAGAAACGGAGGATATATACAAATGGGACAGATAACATTTATGCGATTGCACGACAGATATGCAGACAGTTTTGAAACAGGTGAGGTACTGAACAACGCATATAACATCAAAGAAACAAGGATATTGAACGATACGGGAAGTATTGAATTTGACTATCCATACGACGAAAAGGCACGTCTAATCAGTCAAAATATGTTGGTTAGTGTAAACGGTCATATATACGAAATCAGCCGAACAACACGAAATATGAACGGTGCGGATTCACTGCACGTTTACGGTACACCGCATTTTGTGTATGAGGCGCAGAAAGCGTTTATACCGACAATCGGCGACCATATCGGTGAAACATCAAGAGCAGTGCTGCAAGCGGCGGTAAAGATTATTTCGGATTTCAAGGAAGAAGTCAACGAAAAGTGTATTTTTCACATTATGACAAATGCCGAGTTGACCGCCAAAGGAATGAAGTGGGTTGCAGATGATGAACTGCTGATTGATTTTTTCTCTACCGACAAAACAAATTTGTGGGACGTTATAAAAACGATAATAGAAAATTTGGGGCGTGGCGAGATATTCCACGAAACAACTATCGACAGTAATAACAACATTGTATGTAACATTGCCATTGTTGAACGTATCGGCACAGATAACGGCGTCAGACTGCGTTTAGAAAAGAATATGCAAAGCATATCAATAGAACGCAACGTAAGCGATATGATAACTCGTTTATGGGCGTTCGGAAGTGATGATTTAACGGTCAGCAGTGTAAACGGCGGCAAAGCATATATAGACAGTCCAAACATTGAAAAATACGGTGTGCAAGAGGGGTACAAAGATTACAGCGACTATACGTCAGCGGACAAACTGTACCGCAATGCAAAGTGGGAATTTGATGAGGATAACGAGGATAGAATTGATGCACCGCAGTTGACAATCAGCGGTAAATTGATTGACCTATCAAAATTAGCCGAATACGGCAAAGCGGAAAAGTTGGAAATAGGCGATACGGTACACGTATTTGACATAGACGGTACGGAATATGTGCAGAGGGTAATTGAGTATCAGGCATATCCGTTGGAGCCGAAAGAGAGCAATATATCAATCGGGCATATCAGACGTGATTTTTTTATCGGACTATGGCAGACAGAACAGGCAACAAAGAAACATGCAAAGTGGCAGACGGCGAATAACAGCGTAAACATTCGCAAAGTGCAAGGAACGGTGAACACAGACCGAAACGAAGTGCAGAGCGACAACGAGCTGTTGAAGATTGTCGGCGATTTGCTGACGATAAAGGACAGTCAAAGAGATAGAATACATATCGGTAATGATGAAGTTGATAATAAAAAACAATTTGTATTTCTGTTATATGACGTTGACGGAAACCCTGTAATATTTTTTGATGAAAAGGGTAACGGAATTTTCAGCGGTACAATAAGAGGTGCAAAGATTGAATCAGATACTGACATCAATGTAAATAAAGACGCAAGTGTAGGACAGTATTTAAGAGTTGGATATATCAGCTCATATGTAAACGACGAGGGCAAGACGATATATAAATGGTCTGATGAAAGCGGTATATTATTAAGCGGATATACAAGCATTAAGACTACAAACGGCGGTAATAACCTTGCAATCGGAGCGATGTCATCAATAGAGCTTAATGCTGCTAAGGTTATGCAGAACGGTAAACGATTATTAAATGAAAATGATTTAGATAGTCTAAAAGCACAAATACACGAAATAGAAAAGAAAATTGCAGGTTTGGAAAGTTAGTAAAATAATAACTCCCTCAAAAAGGGAGTTATTAAGCTATCTCAAACTATTTATGGCAGGTATGATTGTTGAAACATAATAATCATACGGAATTAAAGTAATATCATTCTCTGAATAAGGTATATTTTCAAGAACAGATATTCCGTCATGACGAGTTTTATCGTAGAAGTATGAGCCTGCAAATTCATAATTTCCTAAACCAATATCTTGGAGCATTTCTTCAATGTTTGATTTACGGACATATTGCACACCGTCAATAACTTCGATTGCGACTTCCGGCAAAGGTGACAAGTCAGTGGTTGACGGCTTTACAGTCGGTGTCGGTGTTGGTTGTGCGGCGGTATCGGTATCAATCGTAATAGTGTTGTCACTGAAACCAACATTGAACCCGCCGACAGCGTCGGCAACGTCACGTAATTTAAAATATGTATTATCGTTGATATTGTAGCCCTCTATCGCCGTTTCTGTACCGTTTACGGCAACAGGGAACGGGTTAGCCGTTACGGCATATTCTACGGCGAAACCTGTAGCGGTTGCACAGATTATACCGCCTGTTATAAAACCTAATATAAATTTGTTTTTCATAATATTAACCTCCTTTTTGGAAATAGTATATACCAAATAATAAAAAAATTCAATAAAATTTTGTAAAAAACATTGACAAATACGTATAAAAGGCGTATAATATAAAATGTAAGGAGGAGATGAAGTGAAAAGAAAAGATTTCATCAAGCTGTTGGAAAAGAACGGTTGGACATTGAAACGCAACGGCGCAAATCATGATATTTACCATAACGGTAAAGAAACAGAGCCAATACCACGACACAGAGAAATTGATGAAGATTTAGCTAAAGCAATCATCAAAAGACGGGGACTTAAATAGTCCCCTGTCGAGGTGATTATAAATATATATTTTTTAAGGAGGAATAAATATGCGAGAGGCATACCCAATAATTTTAACGCGGGGACAAAAATACGTTGTTGTATCAATACCTGATTTTGATATTAATACACAAGGTGAAGATTTTGCAGACGCAATGGAAATGGCAAGGGACGCAATCGGATTAATGGGAATAGATATGCAAGACGACGGGAAAGAATTGCCGACACCAACACCAATATCAGAATTAACAGTTGAAAATGGTGTTGTGACATTGGTAGATATAGATTTTGATATTTACCGTCGTAAAAATGAACTACGGGCAGTCAAAAAAAATTGTACTATTCCGAGTTGGTTAAACTATGAGGCGGAAAAAGCAAATATTAATTTTTCACAAGTATTGCAAAATGCGTTAATGGAACAGCTAAAAATTAGCCGATAAAACAAACAGAAATTAAGCACCTTTCGGGGTGCTTTTTTCGTACCAAAAATGAGGTGATAAAATTGTACACAGGAATACCACCATAGCACGCTTACGGCGTGTTTTTTTAATGAAAAATCCCAATCAATTACGATTAGAAAGGAATGATAAAATGAAATTAAATTTTAATTTTGACGGAAAGACGTTTTTATCGAAATGGTGGAAGATTGTTCGTGATAATTTCACGGCAATTCAAACCGACCACAACACACTATCCAACAAATTGGACACAGAAATCACGCAACGCACCAACGCTGATGTGGGTTTAGCGAACCAAATCACAGCCGAAAAAACGGCGAGAGAAAGTGCTGACAGTTCGTTAAGCAGTCGGATAAACAACGAGGCAACAATACGACAGGCGGCGGATAATGAACTGCAACGTAATATTGACAGTGAAATCACCGAAAGGCAGACGGCAGACGGCAAAAAGGCTGACAAGACAGAGTTGTACGGCACTGATGAAACAACGAAACATACTGTTACATATTCATTGACTGCGGCGGATATGGCTGTCAGTATCGACGCAGGACACAGTACAGGCACGGTTACAGTATCGGGTAACACGGTTAAATCAAAAATCCTGTTAGACGGTTATTCAATACAGGCGGCGGATTTATCAGCAACGTTCGGTTGCGGAAAAGGTGAGGACGGCGACAAATATATTTGTATATATTATTCACCCGAAACAGGTACACTGACAATGACGGTTGAAGATGTTGAAACGTCACCGGAAGAGGGAACTGTCGCATTAATGACGGTAGGATATAACACAGCAACAGTAACAACAATGTACAACAGGGCGCAAACGTTTACAGGTATCAACAATTTGAATGGACTAAAAACCAAAAACAAAAATTCATTTTTAGAGGCGGTTAATGAAATTGCAACAAAATTGACAACTGAAATTTCGGACAGAATGGACGGACACGATTCACTGTCGGACAGAATAAACACCGAAACAGGAGAACGGCAGGCGGCGGATATGCAGTTGAGCGCACGTATTAATTCAATAGGCAACAAGGCACCGCTGAACCACGCAAGTACGGGTACAACATACGGTGTGGGTGACGCAACCAATTACGGACATTTGAAATTGTCGGACAGTGTAAGTTCAAGTAATTCAACAAGTAACGGTTGTGCGGCTACACCCAAAGCCACCAAGACTGCTTACGACAAAGCAGTTGAGGCATACAAGTTGGCAAACGATAAATTAGACGCCAATTTTGTATCTAATGGCTATGTAGGTATTGATGAAGTCACAACAACGCTGAGCGATATGTGGAGTGACAGGGGAGCACCGCCGACAACGATTACAATAGCGTGTGGTACATCAAAACATATGCTAACGACTGATTATTACTGTAATGGCACGAACGACCAAACAGTGATTAATAATGCTATATCAGCATTACCGTCCACTGGTGGCAAAATTGTATTGTTAGAGGGTACATATAACATCAGCGGTCAGATAAATGTAAATAAACCGAATGTTACTATTTGTGGTATGGGTAACAGCACCGTATTGAATTGTAAACAGGGTATATGGGGCATTGCCGCAACGCAACCTAATTTTACTGTCGCCAATTTAAAAATGACATTTGACACCTACAACAGTACATCAATCTGTATTTACGCTTCCGGCAGTCGTTGCAAATTTGAAAATTTGGATTTGTCTAACGCAGTATATGGTATTAACTGCGGCGGTGGGCATTCGATTATTCATAATGTGACTGCCACCGATAACAATATAAACATTCATTTGGGGTCAGCCTACAATATTGTTTCGGATTGTTACAGTGAGGACGCCAAAGAAACGGGTATTCGAGTTGAGGGCATATGCAACATTGTAACAGGGTGTCACATATCCGACGCCGGAACATACGGAATTTTAGTTACAAGTGGCGGAGGAAGCAAAGTCGCAGACAACATTATAATACGTGATAGTTACAGTGATTCGCAGTATTCAATATATGTGACATCATCAGCATATAACAGTTGTACCGATAACGTTATGATAGGCAAAAACTATACAAACGTAGGCGGAACGACTAATTCATTTATTAGTAACAAATATTCATAATGGGGGTGCAGATATGCAATATAGATTTGACGGAAACAAATTGCAGTTAATCAAATATGAAATAACTGCAAAGAGCATAATAACAGGAACAGACGACACTGTCATAGAGCTAACCGACACGCATACGGCGTGTACGGATAGTGAACGTGACGAACTGTTGCAACATTATCCGACGGCAACAGTAACCACCGTAGATAATACAGGTTACGAATGGTTAGACGGAATGCAATTTACACAGGAACAGTTGGCGGACGGTGAGTTGGAACGGGCGGTTGAAATGGGCGAAACCGCCTACAATGAAATGAAAAACGCACCGTCGCAAGATGAAATTAATGCAATGCTGATGTTGAAGATTGCAGAAATGGAGGTAGCAATCACAAATGAAAAAGTATCTGATTAAAATTTATTACAAAAAGGGCATTTACAAAGATAAGGATTTAAACACATTTGTAAATGCCGGTTTTATCACGGCAGACGAAAAGAGAGAAATTATGGAGGAGGGCTAATATGGAAAATGAGCAAAAAGAAATGTGGGAACGTCTGACGGCGGTTGAGCAGTCAACCAAATCGGCGCACCACCGTTTAGACAGTTTGGACAAGCTGACAGAGAGTGTCCACATCATAGCCACGGAAACAAAGGCTATGCGTGAGGACGTGAACGATATAACGGAACGTGTGGACGAAATAGAAAAGCGTCCAAACAAACGATATGAAACCGTTGTCGGTGCGATATTAACCGCATTAGTCGGCGGTTTGATAGGTTATTTTGTTAAAATGTTGGGTTTTTAGTATTTTAAAATTTAGGAGGTATGTAAAAATGAAAGATTGGTTTAAAGCGGCAGGAATAAGAGCAATCAAGACGATTGCACAGACAGC